TACGTCAATTGTGCCGTATTTTACCTTATGGTTATTAAAGTTATTTAATTGTACGGTTTTTCCTTTTTTATGCATTATTAGAATTTATTTAATAATACTCGCATAACCCACCTCTGTCAAGTGATTTTAGGAAAATAATTAAATTAATTTTTTTACGACTTCGTAATTATCAGTCATCATACAAAAGATATATGCCTCCTCAATACATTTTAGCTGGTGTTCTTGTCCTTTATCAAATACTACAGTATCCCCTTTAGTATAAACCTCATTTGTGACTAAATCTACCACTACACCATCTTTAACTTGAAGTATATGATACTCATCATTATTTCTATGCTTAGGTATACTTAAACCTTTTTTATATCTTAGCAAAAATCCGTTATAGTCTTCAGGTGTTTTGATTCGCTTGCATAGCGCACCTTCACAAAGTTCCAACTCAAACCATTGGTCATAACTCACGTTAGGTATCAAATCACGGCTGGAAACTTCTAATATATTCTGTTTTACTTCTATCGGCATATTAATTCAACGAATCTTTTAAGTTTATCATTTTAAGCATATCTTCTTCGTAAGTTTTTGGATTAAAACCCATATCCAACAACCTTTCTTTAACTAACAATAGTTTTTCCTTTACATTCGTATCACTTTCTGAAATCTGACTATTCACCTTAGTCAAACACTCTTTGATTATACTATTGAATTCAGTTTCTTGTGTCTCTTTGTTATCACTCATCAATGATTTTACCAACGTTATATCGGATTCAGAAAGGTCAGCATACTTCTTATTGAATCTATCAACTAGAACTTTAGCCAACATATCAGTAGGTACATAATCACTTGTTGCAGGCTTCTCAATGATATTATTTTTAATATGCTCCTTGATACTACCTTTCACCGCAGCACGTTCTTTAACGTCATTGGAAAAAATGAGTTTAGAAACCGCCGTATTGATTGTGGTGGATTCAACCAATTCCGTTTTATTGGTTAATACATCCAAAGCTTCTTTAAATAATCGGTTAGTTTTAACAATATCCTTTCGGCTTATACCGTCCAATTGTTTAACTGTTTCAGATATGAATTCTGATATAACGAAATCGTCTTCAGCGTGATGCGTCCTAACGTTCTCAAACACTTTGAACTGTGTATATAAAATACGGTTTTCTTTAATAAGCCTAAGAATTGAACCTAATCGTTTCTTATCATAAGGCGTTTTATTGACAACTGAGTCTACAACGAATTCTTTTAGCGTGTCTAAAAGTGAGCCAAAATTATACATGGTGCGATGGTTTATATTTATAAATATGAATAATGGTAGTAATTGTTATTTTTGTTTGATAACTCCGTCAATATCTTTTAAAATTTCATTTATCTCGTTATTAAGCTTAAATCCTTTATCATACATTTTAACTTTATTTTCGTTGATTTTGGCATCCTCACTAGGTGTTTTTATCGATTCCAAAAGACGATTCATGTAGATATCCTTATACTTATCAATCCTTGGTTGTACTTGTTTCTTAAGCTTTATTATTTCTTCAGTTAAAAGTTTTTCAGTTCGAATTAAACTTTCACCTATCTCTGGAACTGTTTCAGTAGCTGGCGCTTCAGGAACCGCTTCACCTTCATTTGGAGATGGTATTTCCTCACCTACGGCTTCCTCACCTTGGGCCTCTTCGAACCCAACGTCAGAGCCTCCCCCCAAATCCAAACCACCACCGAAGCCGCCTCCGCCTCCGCCTCCGCCTCCGCCACCTGTATCAGCAGCTTCACCGTCCTCACCACCTTCTGGAAGAACGCCTCCCATTTTGGCTATTTCTATGTCACCATATAGCTTATCGACCTTATCGAATACCCCAGTGTATTTAATGACATTCGCGGTGTTGGCCAATTCAGCTGAAGCAGCTTTTTCCATTCTCTGTTCAAGTAAGTCTTGTCGGTTATCATCGTCACTCCAACCGAGTATGTCACGTCTGGCTCTAGTTAATGACATCGTTCCGAAACCGTTACCGATATCACTTACTGCATCCTTGACCAGTGTTACTTTTTGTTGCAAGTTCTGAATCCTCAACATTTGGGCCTGTGTTGATGGATTATTCATTGTTATCGTGAAGTTATCTAGCTCATCATCAAAGCCCAATAGCAATAAGTGTATTATCGCAATCTTATTTAGTTCTTGAATAACTGCTTGTTGTATTCTATTGATTGTTCTAGCAAATCTAATGTCTAATAACGCCAAATTTTTACCCTCACCTTGAGCTTCATCAAACCCTAAAAATGCTTTAGGTACTCTCAAAGCAGTGAAAAGTTTACGCTGAAGATACTCAATATCTGCGATTTCTCCAAGGTTACTTGCTCCTGGAAGTGTTTCAATAGGGCTTGGTGATGATTCCTCTCTAACGGGAACAAAAATATCTTGGTCGTTACCCAATACGTTCATCCTCAAATCCAATTGTCCAGTTTTTGGGTCGATTACAGGCATACGTTTAAATCTGTTCGCTATTTCATTGATATATGATTGAACATCTTCTGGGTCGATATTACCTACGAATATTTTATACACCCTACGCTCAGGCGCTCTAGTAATCCTATACACCAACATTGCATCTTCCGATAACATCAACAACTTCCATATGCGTCTGGCCTTTTCGAGGATGCTGGTTCCATACGGTAACCGTCTATCATCACCCAACAACCTAAAGTGCGCTATTTGCCAGTTCTGAAACTGTAAATCCTTACCTCTCCAGTAAAAGTTAACTTTATCATCTCTATCTTCTGATGAATTTACGGCTCTAGAATAAACTGCATCGTAAACACCACCTTCTCTTCTCTCGATTTCAAAGTTCGGTAATTGTTTTGCACCAGTAACTCCTCGTGTATCATCTGTATTTAAAAATACGAAATTATCCCCATATTTCACCAAATTCCTAATCCACATAGGTAAACTTGTGTGGATATCCAACCTATTAAAAAATAAATCCTCAAGAATACCCTTAACTCTTGGTGAGTTTGAATATATGTTTAATACTCTACCTATGTCATTAACCGTTGTGGACTCTTCCGACATAATGTCAAGGGTTGCCGCGATTTCAGGGTAGAACTCCATGTTCTCAAAATCAGAATAACCACCAATTCGGCTTATTTCATACTGAACGGCTTTTTGGAAAGTCTCATTCTCAACCTTCTGCCAAAGACCACCTAAGAATTTATTCTGTCTAGCCTGTAATGTTTTTGTTTCGAACTCAGCTTTAGAAGTAGTTCGAAGTATTTCGTCTGGCTGTATTGAATATTTATTACTTAATTTGTTTTGATCTATACCATACGGGGTAAACACACTGGTTAACCTTTGAAATATTGTTTGTTCTTTGTTCATTATCTTAATTTGTTTAAATATACTTTAGAATTCGAAAAAATAAATTCAATTACGCGACATAATCACACGCAACGTAAGCAAGTCTTTTAACTTGTCCGTTAACGATTACCACTTCATAGACATAACCGTTTGTCCAATCCTCACCTTGACTATTGGGTAAGGCGTCACACCCCTTAACGACATTAGCTCTAGTGTTAGCTTTGTCTTGGGGTCCGATGGTCGTTGACCACCTGTATAAGGTTTGAGGGTTCTTACCGTAGGTCTGTCTAGTAAAGGTTCTTTGTGTTGCCATAATATCTATTTATATATAATTATCCGAAACCTCCGAAAAGCCACATGTATTCACCAGTCGGATCTTGCATATTTTTAGATACGATTGGGTTGAAATTCGGTTTACTTTTATTTTTATTAATATTATTAACATCGGCCACTTTAAGTTCACCTGAACTTGAAAACGATACCCAACTGGCCAACATAGCTTTAGTCTTCTGATCAATAGCTTTAAGTTGTTTGAATGAATTATCCAAGATGAATAAAGCCATCGCCATTGCCATAATCAAGTCATCATGTTTACCTTTAGTGTGGTCAGCTCTGCCGTTTATATAGACAAACGAATTCAATTCGGATAAGAGTCTTGTCGAACGTATTTTTATACCGTGGTCATCACCTTCATCTTTATTGATTCTAATCATTTTTTCAAACGTAGAAACCAATCTAGTTCTATCACTACCTACTTGGAACCCAGCGATTTCATTATCTGAGCTGTATTTATTCATATCCTTACGCTTCTTTAAACCTTGACCACCCTTTTCGCCGTAATACAAGTTAGGGTATTTCATATCCTGAAGTTTTAATACTGTGGCCACTCCCATACCACCAGTTATATCGACTACAATTAAAGCGTTATACAGCGTTCCGTATTCAAATAAAATGTGTGACAACTTATCTGGTGGTATTCGACCCATGTATTCGGCAACTTGAGTCATGGTCGCAAAATCAATTATAGTAAATGTTGAATAGTCAGCGCCATCACCCCTACTTACGTCACTCGCCAATATATATTCGTGACCCTCAATCGGAGATTCCCAGACCCAAAGCTCGCTTTCGCTCCCACTAACATATATGGGGTCTTGTACGTTTCTGTTTTTATGGTGTTGAACATATTCGTCAGACACAACGTTACCACCAGAACCTAAGAACGATACATCCAATTCTTGAGCAATCATTCTTGCGTCATTATTCATTCCTCGACACATCTCTTCATACCAAGGCGATGTTGGTTTATAACCATCGGCTATTTTATTACGATAGGAGTCAAATGTAAAATCATCTTCGTCAATAACTTCTTTATCCTTTTTTTCCTTATCAGTATACCGATACCATTTAAGTCCGATATTATATCTATCGTCTTGATACCAACGCATTTCAATAATGTTGAAATTATTAAGTTTTTTTAATGCTAAATCGTAGGTCTCATAATATAGCTCATCTAGTCCATTTGGGGTTGATATAAGTACGCTTCTACCACCTGTGCCTAAAGCCGTTTGAGCTGCGCCGAACAGTTCTTTGCCGTCCTCAATGAACG